TCTGATTCGTATGCTGATTCCCATCCAGCGAAGATGTGAACTCCACAAGGTGCAGGCCATACCACATAAGCAGCAAAGTCCTCAACGAGAGGCTCCGCAGCCCATAGGATGTCAACTGCGTACTTTGGTGAGGTCGTGATGCATTGGCCTTCGGCATCCTTTGCGGTGCATAGGTGACCGAGTTCTACAACCGCAATAACAAGTTCGGGGTTCCAATAGGCTTCGCCTTCGGTGCCAGTTAATTCAATCTTGGCTTTTGCCGTAGCCCATTGCGTGGGCGTGAATTCGTATTTTAGGAATTTCATAAGGTGGTTAATTGTGAGAGTTCAGAATTTGTTAAACGGGTCTTGAATAGTAGGGCTTGGCTATAACCATCACCTAAACTTCCATAGCTTGCGTTGTTAAGTACAAATTGAGTTAATGTGCCAACAGGATATAAAGTTGAAGCACTTACTGCAGCTTGTACACCATCAATATAAAGTGCATAATCTCCCGATTTGTAGGCAATTGCTAATTTATGCCTACCCAAAGTTAAGGCACTTGATGTTATTATGTTAGTTGCTGAACCCGCTTGGTTAACTGCAACCCTAACTTGACTTGTGGCGTTTGTAGTCGCAGCAACATAATTAGTTGTTGTCCCAATGTCAATTGAGAATAATGCTCTTGTTGCATTTGCACTAATTTGTAAATCTAAAAAAACAGTCCCCTCCGTCTGGCCAATCAATGAGCTAATGCCCGTCTTTGAGCAAACATCCGCAACCCTTGTAACTGAGGCTGCAAGCGTGGGGATGTACGAGGTGGCGTAGGAGGCATTTAATTCTGCTTGCGCTCCGTACACCAAATATCCGTTTGTGCCGTCACCGCTTCCTGCCTCATTAAAATAACGGAATCGGGTAGTCGTTGAAATGCTTGATGTGTGGGTAAGCGTTAGGCGGTACCATCCGTTGCCATATGGCGTAATTGTTCCGCTTGCTGCGCTGTACGAACCCGATGCCGTTGCCGCTGTTGCGATTGTTCCCGTGCTTAAATTAAAAGCAATTTGAGCAGCATTTGCTGCACTTGCATTGTCTCGGCTATTTAAAGCAAAGTTATCATTAAGTCCGTCATATTTAGCGAATACACTTAAAGTGTTTGTCTGACCAGCCGTAATGCTATGGTTTTGCTGCAAGATTCCTTGCGATGCGGAGGCTGGTATTAACTTATCAGCATTTTGGTAGCCATCGGGCGAAATTGCATTGTTTGCCGTTATGGTTGCATTGGTTTTAGTCCACCCCGCATTATCGAACTGCTCGCTAAACGTCACTAAATTAGTCCGCTGCGGCTCCAGCAACAAGCGAGGGCAAGTAGACCCCAAATAATCCAAACGGGGTAAACCGCTCACTGGGCCAACTGATACTGCTGCGGTGGTGGTGGGGATGTAGTCTGTTGCTATGTCGCCTGCCTCCGCTTGGGCAAAAGCAAAAGAAAGGTTTTCACCCGTTCCCCAGCTTGAAAAGCCACCTACAACAAACACACAACTGGCTTGGTTTACCGTTCGGGTAACACTAAAACGCTGCCAATTTGTAGTATAGTTTATATTCGTTTGAGGACCTAACGTTGAGTCATCAATGCGTAAACTAACGGAACCGCTTGCGTTTCCTTTAATATAAATGGAAACCGTATTCGGAGCATTTGCAACAAGGGTAACGTTTTTGCCCAACGTTAAATTTGTGCCAGACGTTGCGGTATATAGTGCAGCCGTAGTCCCTCCGTTGGGGTCGGTTTGGTTTAATGTTCTAGTAAGTAAAGGGTCAACAGTCCAAGAGGCGTTACTAAAATCCTGCGAATAGGTAAGCACATTAGTCCGCACCTTCTCAATAAGCCCGTCACTTTGCACACGGGTGGCGCTTGAGGCACGGGTAAAGGTTAGCTGGCCATTAGCATCCATTGGCTTTTGAGCAAACAATACAGATGCCTTATAGCCGTTGGGCGAAAAGAAAAGAGAACTATCATCGTAGTAACTCATATCGTGGTAAGTTCTGCGAGTGAGCTATTCGAGAGGCGTGTTTTGAAAAGAAGCGCTTGGCTTATTTTACCATCGTACTGATATGTTGATTGCAAAAGCAAATAGCTTCCCAAATCAATAAATGACAAACTTGTGCTTATCACTCCGCTTGTATCGGTTCCAATTTGTACGCCATTTATATATAATACAAAATCGTTTGCCTTATATCCAAAGGCTATCTTGAGCGTTTGACCAGTCGTAAAGCTCCCACCACTAATTTGTGCTTGAGATGTTCCACCGCTATAAACATTTAAAATTATATCAGAAGTTCCAAACTGCAAATAAGTAGCTTGGTTAAATGAAGTGCTTACACTGGAACGCAAAAACAAAGGAATAGCTCCATTTGTATTTCGGCCATCAAAAGTACACTCAATAAAAAATGAACCTTCAGTAGCGCCAAACAAAGACGGAACAGAGGCAGAGCTTGAACTCTCCGCAAGCCTCGTAACCGATGCCGTAGTAGTCGGTATGTACGAGGTGGGGTAGGCTCCTGCTTCAACTTGCGCTCCCCAAGCCGAAAAACTCATAACCCCTTGTCCATAAATTATAAGGGTATTTGCCACACCAGTTGATGTATATGTACCTTGAACACGATACCACCCGTTGCCAGCATTGGTTACTGATGAAGACGTAATGCCAGCACCCGTACCAATGATTGCCCCAGTTACTGTGTTAAAGTTAATAGTAGCATTGCTTGGGAGTGTATCGCAACCAATTAAAACATTAGTAGCAGAGCTGATGTTTTTAAGGTAAACGCTAAACGAATGGGCTGCGGAAATTGTAACGGTGAAGGCTTGAAATACTCCATTTCCCGCAATAGCAACTGCCAACGTATCGGCATTTGTAGTTCCATCGGGTGAAACGGTTGTATTAGCCGTAATGGTAGGGGTTCCGTTTGGTGACCAAGTCGTATTTAGCGCCTCTGACTGCAAAATTAAATTTGTCCGACTTGGTTCTATAATCAAGCGTGGGCAGGTGCTATTGAGATAGTCTAAACGAGGTACGTTACTTGATACGGCCTCAACCAGTCCGCTGGCGTTTACACGAGTAGCGGTACTCGCACGGGTGAACGTCAAGTCCCCCGTTCCGTCAATAGGCTTCACACTATAAACCTTGCTTGTCTTGTACCCAGAAGGTATCATTACCAAGCTGGCATCGTCAAAATAGCTCATTAGTTCAAAATAAATAATTCGTTAATCAAGCATTGCTGCGATTCGACTGTTGCTCCGTCTTCGAGCATTCGGTCAATGTAAGTGTCAAAAATATCGTAATAGTTCTCCTCGCCTCCATCTTGAAGCAACTGCACCAAGCAATTATATCCCTCAAGAGTGCCTGCGTTATTTGCAACATACGTTGCATATTGGTCTACAATCTCATTGGCAGGAGCGAAGCAAGGAGGGGCAGATTCATTTTGTATTGAGATAGTAGTCTCATCCACTTGGCCAAACCAAGTAGAGCAATAAATGATGCCCCACGATATACTATTTGCCATTGTCTTTTAAATAACTCTTTAACTTGATGATATTGCTCTTCTTCGGCTCGTAGGTCTTTTTAGAGAACCCAGCTCGCAAAGTTCGCATCGGTGTCGGGGTAGACATCTGCATTATTGTTTGAATTATATTGAGGGAATGTTGCTTGGTTGTAGCTCATATAAGTGATGAACCTGTCGGTGTAGTACTGCGCTAAATCACGAGCCTTGCCTACCAAATAGTCAACCTCAATCTTCTCTGCGGTAGTACTATTCTCGGAGTTGTGCTTGAATACCCCACCATTGCCGATGGTGTACGCTGCGAAGGGGAGATATTCCACCAATGCCCATTGGATTAGCATTGGCTGCAGGTAGTCTGAAACCAACGCCAAGTAAGGGTTGGCAAGAGTATTGGCGATGATGTCATCGCTTATCTTGTTATAGAGCTTCGTTCCTGTGTAGTTTTGGATGTGTATCTCCTGTGCTATCTTAATAAACTGGATGAACTTGTCCGTGTCCACATTACCACCGATTGCGGTGTTGCGAACCAAGTCCTCTCGTTTAATCCATAATGCCGTTGCCATATCTTATCGTGGGTTTATAAATCCTTCATTGGGCATATCAACAGGCCGCTTCGCTACGTTTGCAGGATTGGTCTCTAGTGATACGCCCTCTGCCTTTGCTTTGTTTACACTCACCTCTGCGTTGGGGTTGCCTACATCGGGAGTTACGCCTTCGCCTTTTGCCAAGTACGTCTTACGCATCCAAAAGTGATGACACCTTGCACCGCCTTTGTATAGCCATATTGAATAGGTTGCTGCTCCTTCAGGACCAAAGCCTGCGTTAACAGATTGACCCCCCATACGAAGCACATCCTCTTTGCGGTACACCTTGCCTGATGCTACCATCTTCTTGCAGAACTCACGGCTATTGGTCTTTGTAGATTCGGGAGCGTAAGCATAACGAACCTTGTACCTCTTGCCTTCTGCCGTTACGCCATCTTGGTCGCTCTTGGCGTTGGGGAATGCGCTGCCTGTTGATGCGAATGCGTACTTGCTCAATGCCTGCTCCGCATCGTAGTCAACGGGGCGCTCATCTACAAGTTCCCACTCATCCATATTCACGATTTCGCCTACTTCTTCTAAAGCAGCAAACGCCTCCTCAAATATCTCATCGCTCGGCTCTTGGCTTGACAATTTAACACCAGTCTCCTCCTCACGAGTCTCCATATCCATAGGCGTCACTACGTCTTCGGTGAACTCTAAAGGCTGAAGGGTCTTAAAGTACAAGTTTAGGCTGATGTCATTGTAGGCCAAGATTTGGTCTATGCCGTCAATGATAATCTCCTGCTTGGGTCGGATTACAAGGTTATCCAAAAGGGTAGATGCGGTCTTCAGTTCGTCTGCGTTGTTGCCAAGTCCTGAATTGTCCTTGATGCCCAAAAGCATAGGGCTTACGATACGATGCGAAACCATTATCTTCTGCGTTGCTTCAGCACTCAAGAATTGGTACTGCTCTGCGGCATCCGATAACTGAACAGGGTCAACCGTTGCAGCAAGGTCTTTGTTATCGTTGAACGCAAGGATAAATTTGCCAGAGTTTGAGCTACCGCTAAACTTCGTTGCAATCTGCTGCTCTATGCTCCTGCGCTCCTCCTCACTCGGTACCCCGTTGTTGAAGTTGATAAGCATAGAAGGCGATAGGCCGTTCTGAATGTTGTTGATGTGGTAGTTGGCAATCTCCTCCTCAAGTTCCGCATAGGGAAGGCCACCTTGATAGTCTACTGGGGAGTAGTAGTAGAATCCT